ATATGATTTAACAGATGGCACTAAAATGTTTCCGTTTCTTTATGTAGCAGGTGGTACATGGACAGTAAACTTTGGTCAACAACCATTTACCTACACACCTCCTACAGGCTTTAAAAAGATAAATGCATATAACTTACCTGATTCTACTATTGAAGATGGTAGTGAGCATTTTGATATTTTAACTTGGTCTGGTAATGGTGCAGTAGATAGAGCAATTACAGGTTTAGAATTTCAACCTGATTTTACTTGGATTAAATCCAGAAGTAACGCAGTAAACCATTGGTTAATGAACTCTGTAAACGGAGCAAGAAAAGGTATTTCATCAAATAATACTGGAGCAGAACAAGCATTTGACCAAGCAAACTTTGATTTTGAGTCTTTTGACTCTAATGGTTTTTCTGTTAGTCCTCCATATTATGCTCATGTAAATACAAGTGGACATACTTTTGTAGGGTGGAACTGGAAAGGTTCAGACTCAACAGCAGCATCTAACACAAATGGAACTATAACATCTACAGTATCTGCAAATCCAACAGCAGGGTTTAGTATTGCTACTTGGACAAATGAGTCTAGTGGAGATGATACAGTAGGACATGGTTTGGGTGTTGCTCCTAAATTAATTATTACTAAACTTCGTAGCACTTCAGGAGATTGGTATACACAAACAACAGCTATAGATGGTGGTTTAGATTATTTAAAATTAAATAATACTAACGCTGCTGCATCTTTACCAAAAGCACTCCCAACAGCAGATGTATTTACTACTGATATGGGAGGTACAACAACAGCGGTAGCTTATTGTTTTGCAGAAGTAGAAGGATACAGTAAAATTGATAAATATACAGGTAATGGCTCTACTGATGGACCATTTGTATACACAGGGTTTAGACCTTCCTTTATTATTTTTAAACGCACAGATAGTACAGATGGTGGCGAATGGAAAACAATGGATTCTGCAAGAACACCTTATAATTGGACTTGTAATATACTATTTGCTCATACTAGTTCTGCTGAAAATACTTCTGAATTAGAAAGCACTTATGGCATAGATTTATTAGCTAATGGTTTTAAAGTTAGGTCTAGTCATGGTTCATTTAATGCTTCAGGTGGTACATACATGTACATGGCATTTGCCGAAAACCCTTTTAAAAACTCAAACGCCCGATAGGAGAATATTATGGCATATAAATTAAACGGGAAAACTCTTATTATGGATAGGGGGTTTTCACATAACGAAATACTATATCCTAGAAACTGGTTACAGTTATCCTCAGAAGAGGAACGTACTGCTATTGGTATAACATGGGAAGCCGATCCTGTACGAGCTGATGATCGATACTACTGGAATGGTGAGATAGATAATCCTAAAGCCATGGAAGATGTAGATGCAAAAGATCAAGATGGCAATCAACTATATGTACAAACATATAATCCAGAAACTGAAGCAATGGAAGATACTGAAGAAAAGCTAGTAACTAAAGGATTAAAAACTACAAAGATTGCAGAAGTAAAACACACAACAAACACATTACTTGCCCCAACTGATTGGTATGTAATTAGAAAGTATGAACATGATGTAGTTATGCCTAGCAACGTAGTAGATTACAGAGCAGAAATAAAAGCAGAATGTAATAGATTAGAAGAAGCTATTGCAGCGTGTACAGATGTGGAGGGTTTAATAGATGTTATGCAAGGGGCATCGTGGAATACTTTATAGCACAATATGGTGGTAAGTTATGTTGCATAGTCGCTTCTGTTCTAGGGGGACTGTTCAATTACAACACTAAGAAACTAAAGTCTAAGACTCCAAAAGGTGGACATATTTCTTGGTTAGTAGATCGTCAACGTGCAAGACAAGAGCTTGGCTTATCAATCATCATTGCAGTTATTAGTGCAGAATTTTTTATCCCACCACTGCTAGAAATATTTGGGTTAAGTATGTTGGCAGGCCCAGCTATTGCATTCTTTATTGGATATAGTGGTTTACGTTTATTGCCTGCTATAGAAAAAAAATTGAACAACGCTTTAGATAAGGTAATGAAGATATGAGTCCTCATGAAGAATTAGTCGCACATGAAAAACTATGTGCAGAAAGGTATTCAACTATACATAAAAGACTTGATCGCATAGAAACAATGTTAAACAAACTTATATGGGGAGCGTTAGCAGGATTTGGAGCAATAGTTATTGCTGTTCTAATACATACAGTTACTATGTCAATATGAACGAGCAAGAGCTTATTCTTTTATTTGCATTAGTGTTATTGCTTACTTATTGCTATGTTATTATTTAAGTTACTTATAAAACTAATGGCTCTACTATTAGTCTTACCTATATCACCTATAGTAGTTTTATTTGGAGTATATTTTACAAGATGATACAAACAATATTACCTTTAATTGGTACTGTAATTGATAGAATTATCCCGGACAAGAATGGCGCAACAAAAGCAAAACAGGAAATTGAAAAAACTCTTATTAATAATGCTGCTCAACTTAACCTTGCGCAAGCTGAAACGAATAAGATTGAAGCATCCCATCGATCAGTATGGGTAGCTGGATGGCGACCATGTTTAGGATGGGTAGCTGCTTTTGGTTTTGCTTGGCTCTTTGTGTTATCACCATTACTGCAATGGATACTGGCAATAACAGGAACAGACATACCTATGCCTCAGTTTCAAACCGATGTGTTGCTTGAACTAACACTTGCTATGCTTGGTTTATCTGGTCTTAGAACTTTTGAAAAGTTAAAAGGTCTTACGAAGTAAATGCAATTGACTCCCCACTTTAGCTTAAATGAGCTAACTCGATCTGATACCGCCAAACGATTAGACATACGCAACGAACCTAACGATGTGCAAATTGCTAACTTACATACTTTAGCTGAAGGTCTTGAACAAGTAAGAACTAAACTAAATAGTAATCCCATATGGGTAACATCTGGTTTTCGTTCAATGGATTTGAACCGGGTAATAAAATCTAAAGATACTTCATACCATACCTATGGTCTTGCAGCAGACTTTACTTGTCCGGGCTATGGTGATGTCCCTCAAGTTATGCGTACACTAGCTAACAGTTCTATAGAGTTCGATCAATTAATCCTTGAACATGGATCTTGGATACATGTTGCTTTTCCAAAAGGAACAGAAAAACCAAGAAGGCAAATGCTAAGTATTAGTAGTAGCGGTGTGCTTATTTATGAGTAGAATTTTTTTGCTAACAATCTTGTTATTGCAAGGGTGTACTTATTTTATACACAATGAGTATTATCAGTTTATAGATCGAAGTAAAACTATATATGATGCAGGTGCGTATGTTACTGATAACAAATCTAGTACAGAATTATTACTAGAAAACCTTAAAAATGATGAACATATATGATATTCTTATAGTATGAGTAACTATAAATCTGTATTAGTTATATCAGATCTACATATTCCTTACCATCATCCTGATGCGTTTGCGTTTTTGACTGCACTCAAAAAGAAATACAAGCCAGACCTCGTTGTAAATCAAGGTGATGAAATTGACTGCCACGCCTTATCATATCACGATCATCATCCAGATTTAAAATCATCGGGCGATGAGTTGCGTGCAGCTAGAAAGTATATCAAAGAGTTAGAAAAAATTTTTCCAAAGATGACTCTTGTACATTCTAACCATTCATCACTGGTGTATCGTAAAGCAGTTTCTCATGGTTTAAGTTTAGAGTATTTAAAATCATACAATGAATTTTTACAAGTTGGTGAAGGCTGGCAATGGGTAGATGATTTAACAGTTACTTTATCTGACGGACAAAAATGTTTTTTTACTCATGGCATGGCAGCTGATGTCATGAAGGTGGCGCAACAATACGGAATGTCAACCTCTCAGGGCCACTATCATTCTAAGTTTAGTATTGGTTATTATTCTAACCCCGATAAATTAGTATGGGGTATGCAAACAGGATGTCTTATTAATCAAAAAGAGCTTGCCTTTGAATATGCTAAAAACTTTAAGTCACGATTTATTATTGGGTGTGGAATGATACTTGATGGTCAACCCAAACTGATGCCGATGGTTTTAAAAGATGGTGGAAGATGGATAAAGAAGATAGTATAAATGTAGATTTTATTTCTGAAGCTGATGAAAAACAAGCAGAAGCTTTAGATAAAGTCGTGGGTAAGAATATTTGGAATATAGAATTACTAGAAGATAATACACAATCTATGATTAAAATATTATTTTCTGAAAAAGAAGATGATTATTTACTCATTCACTGCGAAGGTGCAGATTTATATCTCGTTGAACCAAAACCTAAGTCAGTACACTAAAAACGACCTCACACAGAAGCCTCTGTCGCACGTTCTTTATCTAGTTGAGGGGTTACTATCAGATTATAATTAAAGTTGCATGGTGAGCTTTGTGACAGCTCAGAACGGTGGGTCTCCAAATAACTCATCAAATTCTTCTGGCGACATAACATGTGGTTCATTTATTTTACATTCTGGCCTTAATTTGACAAAAGCCTCCGCAGATTCTCGTGTATAAAATGCACGAAGGCTTTCACCGTACTCATCAACTACTACAAACTGAGGTTCCATCCGTCCTTTGCTACTTTCCTAATGATTTTGTAATAATCTATATTAACACACTGAAGACAGAGTTGTAACATTCTGTCATCTTCATCACATAACCATTGAGTAGCTTCGATCTTGTATGGATTAGATTTTTTTAATTTAATAGCATCATGCATTGCCTGATAAAGTACTGACTGCAATAAAGATACTACGCTCATGTCAAGACCTAGGTTTCTTTCATTATGTAACTCAAGGTCAGATGAACGGTCGTATATATGATTCGAATCATTTAACATTAGTAGTTACCTCCATTGGTTGTTCTTTTAAAAATGAATCCCACAAATATTTAAAGTCCAGTTGCATGGGTTGTTGTGTCTTATCAATGGTATCCTTATTGACTTTATATAAAGACTGTATTTTTTTTGCCTTTTCCAAAGAACTAAGATCAGTAGCTTTAACTTTTTCTACTAGCTCTTTGAAAGATTTAAAGAAATCAGCCTCATCTTTGCATGCCTTAGAATCCTTGTTGGGGATACTAAGGCTTATAGCTTTTTTGCTGGTGGAGGAGTCCTCGTTACTTTTTTTTGTTGAGGTTTCTCTTCTTTTTTTCTTATAATTTCAGCATCATCATCTAGTTCACTTTCTGGCGGTATACCACAAGCAGCTAGCAATGAGTATCTACGGGCGTACGTAAGAGCTGACCCATACTTTTGTGGAGTTTCTGCTTCAGCAGGTAATTTTAATATACCTCCGGACATAGTCTGCCCAGACTCATGCAAAAATATAGTCTCTACTTTTACGCCAGTGTCGCACTCATGCGTCTTTTGTATTAATGATATGCCATTTTCATTGAGCGCATCTTTTACTGCACCAATACATGCAGCAAGGCTTGCATAGTCATTTCTAAAATGTGGGTTGGTACTATCCAATCCAGTCTTTTCAAAATCCATTTGAGCCTTTACAAATGCCTCGGCTATTGTCTTAGTCATTGTTTCGTTTTCCATATTAAATCTCCTTGATTTTTATTTTAGATAGTCTGATTGTGTTACCCGGCTTTGCTGGAATAACTTTCTCAGGTGTTGGTTTATAAGTCCTTTCACCCCAAACAATTTTGTAATGTCCAGCACGGGCATGTTTATAATCTCCCATGCGAGCCATAACTCTAGCTTGTAAGTGATCAGTCTCTTCTTGTAATGCATGAATTTGATCTTGATTTTCTACAATATATTGAATGTCCTGAGTAATGTCAGATAAATCTATCTCATCATCCGTTGCTCTGTCATATATTTTTGCTGCAGATTTTGGCGATTTAAACTCATACCATTCTGTCTCTTGATTGGTTACGTATTTTTGCACGCGCCTATCAAAGTCTACAGCTGCATCTCTAATCATAGCCATAGTATCAACATCCCTTGGGAACACATGTATCATAAGCTTGATACCCTTATGTAGTACTGCAACTGCACCCCATTGAGCATCTACTATATCCATTGCCATCTGTAGCTGCAGTCTCCCTCGGTAGTATGGTAAATCTTGCTCAAGCTCTTGGCTTGTGAGCTTTGCTTCGATGACACCTTGGCCTGTAAGCTTAATCCCTTCATGACCGTATACAATAATGCCTTTTTCATAATCAGTCTGTAAGGTTTTACCCCGCCCGGCTACCATACCATCTAGCGATACAGCCATAGGATAATGCTCAGAAAAAAAAGCTTTTTTAAATGTAGTTTTCGGATCACCTAAACCTAAACGATTACATGCTTCATGCAATATAGGGACCTCAAAAGCGGTCCCCCAATGCAAGGCTTCAAAATCTAATTCAGGCCTAGGTATCCCTTCGGTTGCATCAAATGCGCGTTTAAGTATATCCACGGCATCTTGATACGGGTTCATGTTCATGATTGCAGCTATAGTACTTCCGGTTGCAATATCATCCGGAGTAAGTTTGCCTTCTGCGGTTTTAATATTTTTTTTCATTGTTTAAATTTTCCCTGTTAATTAAATAGTAAACTGCACCCTTATTAAATGGAATGCCTCTAAAAGTTTTAATACCTAAATGATTTAAATGGTTCGCTATTGCTTCATAATCAGGAACCTTATTTTTTTTCATATGGGTCTTCATCAATGGTATTAAAATATCCTTCATTTTTTCGCGATGACTTTTACTTTTTGCCTTCGTAGATTTACCGCCTTTTTTCTGGATATGCGGAAGCAATGCTTTTGGCGCTCCCAAAATAACGCCACGGCTCTTGGCTTGTGCCAGTGCAGCTTTGGTTCGGTGGCTTATTTGTTCGGCTTCGTGTTCTGCGATCATCGCGTGCATATGCCATTCCAATTTCGTCATGTGCTCATGGCCGGCCACAATTAAGGGGACATTATCTTTTAAAAGGCCACTAATAAAGTGTAGATCCCGCGCAATTCTATCCGTTTTCGCTAGCAATAATTTTGCACCGGGGTTATCTTTTATAAGCCGCAAAGCTCTATGTAAAATTGGGCGCGCTATAGCATCCACTTTGCGCCCGCTTTCATATTCGATAACTTCAGTAATGAGCTGGCCAAAATTAGCCTTTATATGCTCGTTAACCATAGCGCGCTGCGCTTCTATACCTAAGCCGCTGCGCTTTTGCTTATCAGTCGAAACCCGTAAGTACGTAACATATTTATTCATTATGCACCCCCTTGCGCGCGCCTATGTGATGCGCTTCGCATTCAATCATAATAGTCTCTGAGTCAATCGGGACGTTCGCAGCTTTGCAAAGCTTGTCCCAGTCGTAGCGGTCCGCATATTGCATGCGGTCAATAATAATCTTTATCATATTAATTCCTTATATAGTTTATAAATATGATTATCTAAAATGATAATCCCATAGCACCCCGCAAGGCGCTATGAGTTAACACTTTATTATCCTTTTTTGTTAGCTATAAAATCTTTAACATCTTCAATACAAGGTAGTTCAGGATTGTCAGACCTGATATAATCGAGCAAAGCCAAATTACCTACTGCTAATGCAAGATATAAAGGGTTATCATTTACTGATCTTCCCTCGTCTATATCTTCATACATATTAGTTTCGATAGAGAGTGTATATTTATTAGTCCAACTCTCACAATCGCCGAGAAAAAATTCAATTGGAGTATTATCACTAAAATGTTTTAGCACTCGTTTTAAATCGCCAACAGATGTAAGTGGTACTGAATTACTTTTACACCCGTTCTTCATGTTTTTAATTTCTATATCGCCTTGTTTACTCATTTTCATTCTCCCTTAATTTAGTTTATGTACGCGGCTCCGTTTCCGTGGGCCACTATTGCAATGCTCGGGGCCGTTTGATGCGATCCCATGCAAAGTTTGCAAGTATTACATTGAGCTTTGCGCCCGGCTTCCTCGGATGCGGGGCATAATATCTCATTCGATTGCTTATCACTTACCGCCGTTATAATGCGAAAGGTTCGGCGCTTGCTTTTCCATGCGATGCGCGCATCTTGTAAACTATCCGCGCTTATCATGGTAAGGTCGGGCCTAACATCTGCGCCCGGTGCATTATTTTGGTGAGTGTAGCCGGTATGGCCCGCGCTATCTTTAAGCAAAGCGTCCCATATATGCGAGGAAACCGCTGCGGGATCACCGTACGTGCCTAGGCGAACCATGCGGCCACGTGCAAGGCTTGCTATATCCTCGGCGGGTTTATAGTTACCTTTTTTAAAGCTTTTATATACTTGCAATGGGCCATGAAATAACGTTACATAACATGAGCGTTTTTTAGCTTGCTTCCCGGGGCCGTCCGGGTCTGATTCGCCCCGGTGTTTGCAATCACCGCATATAGCATAATCATGGCCATACTTTGAAGCGGTTAGCGGGTCCATATCCGCCCGGATAATGTAAGTCTGTACCATATCACCGGTTTTTTTATTGCTAGATTTTGCAAGCGCAATGACTACAATGGGCGAGCCGTCCAATAAAGAGGGGCCTTGATATATTATTGAATTATGCATTAAATCGCCCCCTTAGAGATAATATTAATATAATTAAAATGTGAATAACTTCTAATTTTAGACGGATTGTTACTTATTATTCTATTGATACAACCAAAAGTAATTAAAGGCTTGTAGCCGTCCTCTTCTAATCGATCCAAATAAAGGGGCGCGTCCTGATCCTCTTCAAGATAAGCCCATTTACCATTCATAAAAGAATATGAGCTTATTTTAGACGTTAAAGCTAAACGGTTTAATTCTGATAACGGAACCCGTAGCCACGCGTGGCCCGGATCTACATAAACATTAAATTTTTTAGGGTGCATTTTTCTTAGTCCTTTTATAGTTATTAAGATTAATATTCAAAGCCAATGAATACCGGCTTATTAGCTTTTATAAATACTTCTCGGTTCATGTCCTCGGCATCTGAACATGAATAACTTTTGCTTCCGCGGTCGTAATGGTTCACAACATAAACAACCTTAGCGTCCGGCTTACGTTTAAAAAAGGTATAGCCGGTTTGTTTGAGCTTGTTAAGTGGTATCGCTTGAGTTTCGTATATGTCCATTTTCTTAGTCCTTATATAGTTATTAAGATAAGACGCGCGGCAAGCCATGCGCCTATATTAAGATTATACCGGAAAGATATCGAATAAAGCAAACATTTATATAATAGGTATAATTTAAGTATGGAATATAACTTGCCAAAGCAAAGAAAGATTAAAGAAAAAACACCGGCCCCGGATCAAAGAAAATTCGCAGTAGTCCCGCTTCATATATTAGAAAAGCCGCTCACCCTTGGAAGCTTGCGCGTATTAATTGTACTATCAAGTTATTGCAATAAGGCGGGCTTCTCGCATGTATCGTTGAATAGAATCGCTAATGATTTGGGAGTAACCTCTCAGACTGTTAGTTATCACATGAGCCGGTTACAACGATTAAAGATTGTAAAAAAGATAAGCGGACATTATACGATGATTAAAGGCGCAACACGGCGCATAATATACGATGATGATATTAGCAACGAGGATGCAAGCCGGATAGCTCAGGCCCCAATTGAGCCATATAATAACGCTGAGATTAATAGCATGATTAAAGCAAAGCGAACTAATAAAAACAAGGACATAAGCAAACAAGCGAAGAGTAAAGACTCGAAACAATCAATGGAATCATACAACCGGGAAGTAACTAGTTTATTTGAGTGTGTGTCTAGTGAGCAGCAATTGCTCAGCCTAGAGAAAAGATTGTTACAAGGTGAGAAGCCCGAGGATTTGCGCAAAGAATTGAATAGCTAAACGCCCGTTAAGCTTTTAAACTTTCAGGCCATACCCCTATGTTTATATATACAAGCGAGACCCTATCAATACATGTATGGATTTACAGAGTAGATATTATAAATTCTGCTAGGCCCAGAGGATAATATTTATTTCTGAGCCGGCACCCTTGGGGGGGGACCCCTTGGCCTTGTACCTGGGGGTCTGACTCAATTTTTTGCTGGGTTTTTCAGATAGCCCTAACCGGTGATCAGCAGGACCGCTTTACTTTTTTTTTATAAAAAAGGTTAACCAAAAGAGCCAACCTGTTATTGCCTACATGTTTCTACAGACAACTAGAATCTCACCCGTTAAAAAACAGGAAGAACACATAGAGTGTGAGCATTCTCGTTTATCATGTTTATATGTAGCGTCTACCTACATACCCAGAGTACTGTACCTGTAAGGATACCTCTGATTCAACTCGTTTATACCATTGGTCATGCTCTACCGCCGGTGGGCTGGGTTATGGCCCCGTAATAGAACTATACTACTAAACTAATTGTAATGCAACTATTGACACAGGGTATCCCTAAGATATACTTAATTTATAGGGGAACTACGTTCCGGTGGTTTATAGGTAATCCATTTATTTAAGGAGTAATCATGGAATATTTATTTGTAATGATTATTAGTGTTACGGAAATAGACGAATGGAAGTATGTCGGGAATTTTTCTAATTGCAAAGTGGCGCAACTCTATGTATCCCTACACCATCCAGACACGAAAGCAACAAGATGTTTATTACAGGATTATATTAAATTACCTGAAGGGACAGTGATCAAGAGTATAGACATGACTAATAATACCATTAGGTATCGTGATACTCATAAACCATGCAAGATGACTCGAAGTTGTAATATTGACGCTTAGAGAGTTTTATAAATTAATATGCAAAGAGTTTAACAAGGGTGAGCCGCTAGAGTATAGATGGACAAGGTCGGATGGTTATTGGAAAGTTACTAAGGGATTTCCTATGAACCAAGACAAGGGTATGAGCGTACATCTTCTAGCGGAACATATTTTACAGGAGAAAGCACTAATGAAAGAAAAGAAAAAAGCTGTACCAAACAAGAGAAAAAAGAAACCATATGTTAAATATAAAGGAGATTAATGTGAGTGATTTAACACCATTTTTAGTAAGGTTAACACCGCAAAGTAAAGAGTTATTAGTACAGGCAGCAAAGGAACAAGAAAAAACAAAATCCTCTCTTATTAATGAGGCAATCAAAGCACATTTAACTAAAGACATTCGTAGTCGGTTAAATAGATTATGAGACCAACAGTAAGGTTACAGCTGCCTTACCCACCAAGTGTTAATAGTTATTGGCGCGCAAATGGCCATCGTAGGTTTATTAGCAAGGAAGGGGTTGCATTTACTAAGGAAGTTGATCTTATTGTAAAACAAAGCGGGGCCAAGTCATTTGGCGAAAATCGAGTTGCTATTAGCGTGATGATTCATCCTAGATCTAAAAGAAAGTTTGATCTAGACAATACTTTGAAAGCTATATTAGATGCACTTATGAAAGCGGATATGTATAATGATGATAGTCAGATAGATTATATTGAGATAGCTAGAGGCGAAGCGATACCAAAGGGCGCGGCTGTAATACATTTATATGACTTTATAGGAGAAGAGCATGGCTCAACCAAATAAACTAGAACTAAAAGAAGGCGCTGAAGGAAAAGCATTTAAACAGGATAAAACAGAAGATTGGCATGCCGATTTTCAAGGACAATTGTTATGTGCAGACGGGGTTATCAGATACGTTAATATCTATGAAAACACTTCGCAAGCTACTGGAAACCGATGGCTTAAACTTAAGATGGGTAATCCTGTTGGAGAGAGTACCGGTTCCAAACCACCCGCACCAGTACAAGATACGCAGCCGGCGAGTCAACCTGTGGCTGAATCCATTAACGAACTTGAGGACGATATACCCTTTTAATGGCTGAATCTAAAAACAAAAGCAAACCTATACCTAGTCTTGCTGGGTATGGGGGAGTTAAAACGCTACAAAGAAGTTTAGAGCGTAGTACTACTATTGCTGCAAACAGGGAGCAAGTTGCCTACAGTCTTTTATCTATAGCGAATACTAAAATTAGTGACGTAATGGAGTGGGATCATACTGGCAAAGTAAAAGTCAAAGCAAGTAAAGATATTCCCGAACATGCAATGCAAGCTATAAAATCTATTAAAATAAATCAAGATGGAGATATAGCCATAGAATTCTGGGATAAACCAGCTATATTAAGAATATTAGCAAAAGCCAGTGGTATGCTAGATAACCCAGAAGAATCTGATAAGCCAAGTGTTATCGGTATTAATGTTAAAGCACCAGAGATAATTGACAGTGAATAAACCAAAAGTATCTTATAAAGAATTTAAAGCTTTATCATTTGATTCTCAAGTGGGAGGAGATCATTATACTAAAATGAAAATACAGCCTATGCAATTTTCTATGGCTAATAACTTAAATGCAATGCAACATACCATTATTAAATATGTCACAAGGGTTGACCTAAAAGGTAATGGTGATGAAGATATAGATAAAGCAATACACACTTTACAACTTTGGAAGCAATGGAGAAAAGATCATGGACATTAAGCAATCAATTGATCAGCTACGTGAAGAGTTTAAAATGGCTCATCTTAATAACTCTAGGGTTATGGAAATTATAGATACACTGTATCAAGAAAACTTAGAACTTAAACGTATGATGACAATGAAGTTTAAAGATATAGACGATGAGCAATAAAAAAATTCGTAGTAAAAAAGAATTAACAGGTCCCGGAATTGATTTAGATTTTAGCACTAGCCCTGTTGTTTACAATTTTTTAAAAAGCAATAAATTTGTTCGTGGTCTTATGGGTCCAGTAGGGTCCGGTAAATCCTACGCTTGTGCTGCTGAAATCATGATGCGTGCCGTTAGGCAAAAGCCTTCTCCTCAAGATGGCGTTCGCTACACTCGATTTGTTATTGTACGAAACTCGTACCCAGAATTAAAGACTACCACAATAAAAACTTGGCAGGAATTATTTCCTGAAAACACTTTTGGTCCGATGTTATATACGCCTCCTATAACACATCACATTCGTCTCCCATCTCGTGGCGATGCTGCGGGAATAGATTGTGAAGTGATTTTTTTAGCATTGGACCAACCTAAAGACGTAAGAAAACTTTTATCACTAGAATTAACAGGAGCATGGGTAAATGAAGCTAGAGAACTTCCTAAGGCAGTTATTGACGGGCTTACTCATCGTGTGGGTCGTTATCCTACTCAGCGTGATGGCGGTCCTACATGGCATGGAGTATGGATGGATACCAACCCAATGGATGACGATCATTGGTGGTTTAGGTTAAGTGAGAAAGAAAAGCTTTCTGGAAAGTATGGTTGGGATTTTTTTAAACAACCGGGTGGAGTAAAAGAAGTAGAATTAGAAAATTTACCAGATAACCCAGAAGCAAATGATCATGTTTTTTCTGGAGGGAGATGGTGGACGCTTAACAGCAAAGCTGAAAATGTAGGTAATCTACCTAGTGGTTACTATATGCAAATGCTTGGAGGTAAAAACTTAGATTGGGTGCGCTGTTATGCAGAAGGTAAATATACTTATGTACAAGAAGGAAAATCAGTTTGGTCTGAGTATGATGATAATTTAATGTCATCATTAGAAATAGAATATGATCCTACACAACCACTACAAATAGGATTAGACTTTGGTTTAACTCCTGCAGCAGCTATAGGGCAAAGATTAGCAAACGGAAGATGGGTTGTGTTTGATGAAATTGTTACTGAAGATATGGGATTAGAAAGATTTGGCCAACAGTTATTAGCTGAAATTAATGCTAAATACCCTAAAGCACAGGTACTAATATGGGGAGATCCTGCTGGTATGCAACGTGATGCTATCTATGAAGTTACTGCATTTGACTATTTAAGAACGCTAGGGTTACGAGCGCAACCAACTCCATCTAATAATTTTAGAGTAAGGCGTGAAGCAGGGGCTGCTCCGATGCAAAGATTAATAGAAGGTAAGCCCGGTTTGTTAGTACATACACAATGCAAGCGTTTACGTAAATCCTTATCTGGAGGGTATCATTTTAGGCGTATTAGTGTAGGTGCAGGGCAGGAAAGATTTAAAGATAGTCCTAATAAAAATGAACACTCACACATTGGTGATGCATTTGGATATTTGCTTTTAGGTGGGGGTGAACATAAGCGGCTAACAAAAAGTCCATTAGCAGCAAGTTCTATTATATCTCAAAATATAGCGAACTCAGACTTTGACATCTTTTCTTAATCAAGAATATTTAAATAGGTATATGCCTAATATTGATAATATAAGTTATCATACATTTAAACCATATCACCTTAATAATTATAAAGGATTAAAATCTTATGGGATTTCATCGATGTCGGATAGCACTAGAAAACAAGGTATTGAACGCCAGTCTCTTCTTGGCCCATGTGTTACTGTCATGCATTATAATGATGTTATCGCTATTTTTGGCGTTGTGCTTATTTGGAAGGGGCTTGGTGAGGCATGGTCAACGTTTGATGAGAAAGCTAGAAGATATCCCATAGGTATGACTAAAGGTGCATTAACATTCTTTGATATCTGCGAGATATTATTTTCTTTACATAGACTACAAATTACAGTATTATCAACAGATAATAGAGCATTACGATGGGCAAGTGCTATTGGTTTTGTTCAAGAAGGTTTATTAACGCAGTACAGTGAAGATAAGAAAGATTTTTATATGATGAGGAGAAAGGTTGATGGGTAGTCTTTTTGGTGGCAAGCCAGATAATTCAGCAGCAATGGCTCAAATAGAAGCACAAAGAAAAGAAACAGAGGCAGCTAAAAAAGCTGCTATGGATGAAAGGCGTACATTAAAAGAAGAGATGGCTGCTAAAAGAATGGCTAGACGTGGTGGTGGTTCTAGAATGTTATTGTCTTCAGCAAGACTTACGCCAGAAACTGGCATAGAAGAAGATGATAAAATAACAACAACACTTGGATAGGAGTAAAGTATGGGTTCAGTAGTAAAAGCAATAACAGGATCAAAACCAAAGCCAGCGCCAGCGCCAGCGCCAAAACCAGAACCAATAAAGATAGCTGGTCGTGATAGAGCTGCAGAAGAAAGAGCGGCTTCTAGAAGAGCTAGAAGAAGGTCTGGTGGATTATTAACTAAATCATCTGTTAGTCCTGTAGCAGATACTACAGATTCACTGGGTTATGACGATACACTTGCGTAATCTATTATGGGCCTAAAAAACATTAGAAGTGAAATATTAAAAGACGATGACTCTAAGTATGCTCTAGATTTTGCAATACAGGTAAAAAGAGAGCAAGATCCTATGATTAGCAGAGAGAGTATTGTTGATGAAGTAGTTCTTCCAATAGCCTACCATGAATCACAACTAGACCCTAAAGCCATACAAAAAACAATGAGACATGGGGTTGAAGTTAATGGAGCTGGGCGTGGTCTTATGCAGTTTGAGCCTGCGTCATTATATACAGCAGCCAAACGCGCTCAGATCATTTTAACTAAAAACAAAGAAAAAGTTCCTGCTTACATAAATCGCATAGTAGATAACAAAATGTTAGATGCAAGCAAGCTTACAACTGGGCAGCAAACAGCTTTAGCATTGTTTGATTTATTGCAAAAACCAGAAGCAAATATAGCTTTAGTAACGACTGGATCACAAAACGTAAAGAATTTATGGGAAAATTACTGGTGGGCTGGTAAAAAAAATAAACCACTTAGGCGTAAAAAGTTTTCTGAAGACTACAAGTTGTATCTATTAGACTATCGCGATAACATTAAAGGAAAAGCAAATGGCAGATAAAAAAGCAATTATTGAAAAATTTAAAAAACAAGGTGTTAAGTTTAATAAAGCAGGTAAGCCGATGGATATGGAAAAAATTTATAAAACAAACCCAGAGCTTCATAAAAAATTAATTGATAATTTTTATTCTACTGCAGGAACAATGGATGAAGGTAAAATCGATCTAAAAGCTATGATGAAAAAAGTTAAAGAAAAAATGAAAGGAAAAAGAAAATTACAATCAGGTGATGATTTAATTAAAGAAACGGAAAAAAGGATAAAAAATAATGGTAGATAATTACATCGGCATGAAGAAAAAAGCTAAAAAAGTAATGAAAAAGAAAAAAGGCGATTTAAACAAAGATGGAAAGATGAGTTCTTATGAAACCAAAAGGTCTAATGCAATTCAAAAAAATATGAATAAAGGAGTAGCATAATGGGAAAAGGATTATATGCAAATATAAATGCAAGAAAGAAAGCTGGTACTAGCAGACCTAAATCTAAATCTACTATATCAGACAAGGCATATAAAAATATGGTAGCTGGTTTTCCTAAGAAAAAGAAAAAAACAACAGCATAATGGTAGCAAAGAAACATCAAAACCCAAGTGGAGGACTCAATGAAAAAGGTCGTGAATTTTTTAAAAGAACTGAAGGTTCAAATCTTAAACGCCCCCAAAGGACTGGGAGTGACGGCAGGCGTGTGTCTTTTGCTGCTCGTTTTGGGGGGATGGCTGGCCCTTTAAAAGATTCAAAAGGCAGACCAACTAGATTAAAACTTGCATTAAAGAAGTGGGGCTTTGGAAGTAAAGAGGCTGCTCGTAATTTTGCAGCAAAAAATAAAAAGGCATAACTATGGAAATGATGAGATTAAGCGCAGCAGATGTTTTAAAAAGACATGATTTAGCATTAAGAAAAAAAGATGACTTTAGGGACTTGTATGAAGAATGCTACGAGTTTGCTCTACCTCAAAGAAATCTTTATGATGGCCACTATGATGGTAAGATAGGTGGTAGCAAAAAAATGAATCGTGTGTTTGATTCTACTGCTATTAGCTCTACTCAAAGGTTTGCTAACAGAATGCAATCAGGCATATTCCCTCCACAAAGAAAGTGGTGTCGCCTAGAACCCGGACCAGACATTCCAGAAGATAGAATAAGTGATGCTCAAGCAGCATTAGACATTTTTAATGACAAGTTATTTTCTTCATTAAAACAATCTAACTTTGATGTAGCTATTGGTGAGTTTTTGTTAGATCTATCAGTAGGCACTGCGGTTATGATGGTGCAGCCCGGAGATGATATAAACCCAATAAACTTTACACCAGTTCCACAATATTTAGTATCTATAGAAGAAGGGGCTAATGGTCAAGTAGATAATGTTTATAGACGAATGAGAATCAAAGGTGAGTCAATACAAGCGCAATGGCCTGATATTGAAATACCAAAAGACTTACAAGATAAAATTAATCAGAAGCCTACAGAAGAAGTAGATTTAATTGAAGCAACTATCTTAGACCAAAAACGTGGAGATTATTGCTATCATGTCATTCATAAAGAATCTAAAAAAGAACTACTTTATAAAAGAATGGATTATAGTCCTTGGGTAGTATCAAGATATGCAAAAGTTTCTGGCGAAACATATGGCCGTGGACCATTAATTACTGCATTACCTGATATAAAAACATTAAATAAAACCTTAGAGTTGTTATTAAAAAATGCATCATTAGCTATTACTGGTGTATATACTGCTGCAGACGATGGGGTATTAAATCCAAATACAGTTAAAATTATGCCCGGAGCTATTATCCCTGTTGCAAGAAATGGCGGGCCACAAGGTGAATCTTTACGAGCTTTACCTAGAGCTGGTGACTTTAATGTATCTCAAATTATTATTAATGATTTACGTCTTAATATTAAAAAAACATTACTAGATGAATCTTTACCACCAGACAACATGTCAGCGCGTAGTGCTACAGAAGTAATTGAGCGTATGAAAGAGTTGTCACAAAATTTAGGATCTGCTTTTGGAAGATTAATTAATGAAACAATGATACCTCTAGTAAGCAAAATGCTGCAGGTTATGGATCAACGTGGCATAATAGACTTACCGCTAAAAGTTAATGGTTTGGAAGTTAAGATTTCTCCAGTGTCACCATTGGCTATGGCACAAAACATGGATGAAATACAAGCAATTATGCAGTATGCACAAATAGCACAACAAGCTGGACCTCAAGGGCAAATGTCTATAAAACCAGATGTTATGTTAGATTACATTGCTGACAAATTAGGAGTACCACAAAAAATTAGAACCACTCCAGAAGAAAGACAATTAATGCAACAACAGATGGCAGCAGTAGCACAGCAAGCAGCGCAACAAAATCCAGAAGCTGCAGGCGAAATGGCTGAACAAATGCTAGATCAACAAGGATAAATTATGGAAGAAGATTATGGGCCAAGACATAACCCTGCTGATGGAAAAAAGTATTCAGGTTGGAAGGGTGTTCATATTAATAAAGAAGGCAAAAAAGTAACCGAACATTCTGTAGGATATGGTATAGATGGCAAAGAGGTAGAGATACCTATGATTGTTCCATCTACTACAAAAGCAGAATTAAATAGAATTTTAAATAAACAGCAACCTACTGCAGCTATGGTAAAAAAGGCTATTGATCATGCCAAAATGAGAATAAAGCAAGGTAAATCACCTTTTAAAAATCCTGAAGACGACAATTCAATGATGACAAATCCAAATATAATAGGGACAAGAAAATAATGGGAATGTTTGATGCTGAAAGTATAGGGTATGATTACGACAGAGCAAAGTCTGCTGGCATGGGGCCTACTGGTGATGGCACAAAAGAAAATAAAGGGCATTGGGGTTCTGTAGCTCCAACAACAGAAGAAGAAAGAAAGAAATACAATTTACCTAGAGAAAGTTATATTCTGGTAAAAGGAAAAAAACATGAGTCTTGGGATAAAGCTATACAAGGTGAAGTAGCAAGAGGCTTTAAAGTTATAAAAAAAGGTAATAGATATTTTTCAGTTCCTAATAACCCCAGGTCTAATAGACCATTAATGCAAGATGCAGAAATAGGAGAATAACATGGCTGGATGGGATGACTTAGAACAAGCATTACCGCTTGATGTGCGTGATGTTAAACAAAAAAAAGATGATACAGACCGATTATGTTTAAGAGTATTTGGTAGTAAAGATGGAATAAAAATGATGGAATGGCTACGCCAAACTATCTTAGAGCAACCCGTAGCCTTGCCGGGTAGCGACTCTAGTTATGCGTTTTATCGAGAAGGGCAAAATTCAATAATTAGAGATTTAGAAGCAAGGATAATTAGAGCAAGGAAATTATAATGGAAGAAGCAATCGAGCCTAGTACAACTGAGGAAACTCAAGAATCGACTGGCCTACTCGACGATGCAACATTAGAAGAGGAAGTTAGTACAGATCCAAAAGAAACAGAAATTGATCATCGTGATCCTGAGATGTTAAAAGCTCAAGGAGAGTTAGAAGATGATGATGATGAACCATTAGAAAGACCAGAGTGGTGGCCTGAAAACTTTTGGAGTAAAGATGGAGCAGAGCCTGACTTAGAAGGTATTGCTAAATCTTGGATGGATTTGCGCAAACAAATATCATCTGGAAATCACAAAGCACCTAAGGATGGAAACTATAACACTGAAGTATTTGGTGAAACTCCTGAGGATGATCCTGTTAGACAACATGTTGTTGAATGGGCAAAAGAAAACAGTATTAGTCAAGCAGCATTAGATTCTTTAGTTAGTGAGGTAGTAGGTATGTCTCAAGAACAAGTTGAATCAACAAGGATAAATATAGAGCAAGAAAAAAAATCTTTAGGTCCTAATGCTGATGCTAGAATTAACGGTTTAGCTAAATGGGGTAACGGTTTAGTACAAAAAGGAATTCTTAGCAAAGATGATTATGAAGAGTTTAAATTTATGGCAGGAACTGCGCAAGGCATTTCTGTTATTGAAAAAATACGACAATCATATGAAGGTAGATTGCCTATAGAAACAGTACCTGTAGAAGGTGCGCCAACCAAAGAAGAACTTTATGCTATGGTCGGTGATGAAAAATACAAAACAGATCCAGTCTACCGAGCCAAGGTAGAAAAGGCATTCGCCCAAAACTTTACTGGATAGTTGCTCAAAAGCCTTATCTGTGGTAGGATAGCTGGTAAGGCTTATTGCAATTCTGCAACCCTTTAACACAAGTAACCTTGTCGTATGGCTATCGTAAGTAGCAAGCACCGGCCCAGAATCTCTGGCATACCAAAGCGATTAATTTTTTATTTATTAATTTCTAAGGAGAAAATAAATGTCGATTGGATTATCCCCCGCATTTGTTACGCTCTTTGATGCCGAAGTTAAACAGGCTTACCAAGGTAAAGCTGCTCTTGTAGAAGCTACAAGACAAAGACGAGGCGTTGAAGGCAATATAGTAAAATTCCCGAAAGTTGGGAAAGGCGTGGCTACACTACGTGTACCACAAACTGACGTTGTGCCATTGAATACTGATTTCTCACAAGTTACTGCAACAATGCAAGATTGGAACGCTGCTGAGTATTCAGACATCTTTATGCAACAAAAAGTTAATTTTGAAGAAAGACAAGAGTTAGTTCAAGTTGTATCGAACGCTATTGGTCGTCGTCAAGATCAACTTATTCTTGATGCACTTTTAGCAGGTAAAGGTTCTACAGTCGCTCATGGCGGTACAAACCTTACAGTGGCTAAACTTCGTGACACTAAGAAAACAATGGACACAAACAATGTACCACCAGAAGATAGACACATGATTATTCATGCAAATAACCTATCAAACTTACTTAGCGAAACATCAGTAACATCTGCTGATTTCAATACAGTACGTGCGTTAGTGTCTGGTGAACTTGATACATTCTTAGGATTTAAATTCCATACTTTAGGTGATCGTACTGAAGGTGGTATTTCTATTGATGGCTCAAGTATTCGTTCTTGCCTAGCATTTCATAAAACTGCTATCGGCTATGGCGAAGGCATTGGTCCTAAAACTGAAATCAACTATGTACCTGAAAAAACATCACACTTAGTAAATGCAATGCTTTCAGCTTGCTCAATTGCTATTGATGGCGAAGGTATTGTTGAAGTTCAAGCAAACGAATCTTAATTTAAGGAGAGAACTACATGGCTTATGATGTAACCAAATTGTCGCCAGCTGGCGCACAATCTAAAGCGGGTACAGCTCCTCAAATGTGGACTTACTCAAGTACAGATGCAAAGGCAACAGTAGCAGCATCTGGTTATTTTAATAGCGCATCATCTTTATTAAAAGTTGGTGACTTAATTTTCGCATACAAAACTGACTCTACTGTCAGCGCTACTATGCACGTTGTGTTAAGCAACAGTGCAGCAGGCGTTGTAGATGTGTCAGCAGGTACAGATATTTCTGTAGCTTAGTTTGTAGTGATAATCGTGCATTTGGTAGGGGCTTCGGCCTCTACCTATTTGCATATCTGGAGAAAGATAAATGGCAACTGGTGATACCGATATAAAAATATGTTCTGATGCATTAATTATGTTAGGTGCAAATCCTATATCGTCTTTTACAGAAGGGACAGATGAATCTAATATTTGTGCTAGTCTCTATTCTGATATAAAAATAAAAGTTATTACTAATTACCCTTGGTCTTTTTCATCAAAAAAAGTACAACTTGCAAGACTGATTACTACTCCAACTAATGAATACAAATATGAATATCAATTACCATCTGACATGGTAGGTGTTCCTTCAGCATTATACAACGAAGGCACTGTAGGCTCTGCAAGAATGCGTGAGTATAGATTGTTTGGAGATAAAATATTAACAGACTATGAAAAAGTTTTTGTTGATTATCAATTTAATGTACCGGAATTTGCTTTACCTAGTTATTTTGTTCAATTATTAAAGTATCAAATGGCTTGGCATTTAGCTATGCCTATTACGGATCAAAATGAAAAATTAGAATATTGGAAAATTGTAGCAGAGGGAACTCCGGGAGAAAATGGTCGTGGTGGATATATGCGTCAGGCTATGACTATAGATGGGCAAGGTAAGCCAACTAATGCAATACAGGATTTCTCATTAATTAATGTGAGGTATTAATGGCTAGGTTTGTAAATATACAAACAAACTTTACTTCAGGAGAGCTAGATCCTTTACTGAGGTCTCGTGTTGATTTAAAAGCATATGACAATGCAGTTGAGACTGCAAAGAATGTTATATGTCAACCACAAGGTGGCGTTACTCGTAGACCCGGAACTAAATTTATTAATGAATTAACAGGAACGCCTGCCAATGGTGTGCGTTTAGTACCATTTGAATTTTCTGTAAACGATAGTTATATGTTGTGTTTTACAAACGATACTATGTTTGTATACAAAAACAAAGCATTAGTACATACAGAGTCAGGTACTAATATAACCAGTGCATTGTTAGCTAATATGTGCTGGACACAATCTGCTGATACATTAATTGTAGTGCATGAAGATAATCCTCCTGTAAAAATAGTGCGTGGTGCATCTGATACAGATTGGACAATTAGCACTATTACATTTAATTCTGTGCCAAGACATGCTTATACTATTGTTATTTTTGATACTAGCTCTGCTGGTCATTTAACTCCAAGCGCTGTAACAGGAAAGGTAGAATTAACTTCTCAACATTCTATATTTACTGCTGCCCATGTAGGCCAATATATTAATGTGCAACCACAAGGGCGCGCAAGAATTGTAGAGCTTGTTTCAGCAACTAAAGTAAACGTAGTTACAGAGTTTCCGTTTTTTGATACATCACAAATTGCTAATGCTGATTGGGAGCTAGAAACAGGATATGAATCAGTGTGGTCAGCTACTCGTGGATACCCAAGATCAGTTACCTTTCATCAAGGACGTTTATATTTTGGTGGCAGTAAATCAAGACCATCAACTGTATGGGGTTCTAAGGTAGGATTGTTTTTTGATTTTGAACCAGTAGAGGGATTAGATGATGATGCTGTTGAAGCTACTCTCGATACCAATACTTTTAATGCTATTACCGATATTATTTCTGGTAGAAATTTACAGGTTTTTACTTCAGGAGCAGAATTCTTTGTTCCTCAGGAAGGGTTAAGCCCAATAACACCAACAGACTTTTTCTTTTCTACAGCATCAAGAAATGGATCTAAAGAAGGAATAAGGGTAAAACAGTTAGAATCAGGCATATTATTTGTACAAAGGCAAGGTAAGTCTTTATCAGAAATAGCATTCTCAGATACACAATTAACGTATTTATCATCTAAGATTTCTTTGCTTGCAGGTCATTTACTAAAAAGCCCTACTCGCATGGATATTAGACGTGCAGTTGCTACAGACGAAAACGATTTATTACTTATGGTAAATGGCGATGATGGGTCTATGGCTGTATTTTCTTTATTACGATCACAAAATGTTATAGCTCCTAGTGAATTTACTACAGTCGGATCTTATATTGATGTAGGGGTAGATATTACAGACATATATACAGTTGTTAAGCGAGCTGATAGCGGTTCTGATAAATATTATGTAGAGGTTTTTGATACTACATTTCTTACTGATTCTGCAGTAAAAGGTACTACTGCTACTAGTTTAGATATGTCTCATATAGGTGGAGCTACAGTAAATGTGTTATCAGATGGTTACGTTGAGGCAAATCAAGTAGCAGACGCAGCAGTTACTTTTGTAAATCCACCAGCAACGTCATCTGAGGTTGGACTGCCTATTGCGCTTGAGGTAAAAACTATGCCTTTAGATCTAAAAATATCATCAGGAACTAGGATTGGTTTTAGAAAAAGAATTATTGAAGTAAATGCATTGCTTCTTAAAACGCAAAACATTGTTATTAATGACAACCCTATTGCAATTAGGTCATTAGGTAGTGGAGCATTAGATACAGTAGTCCCTGAATTTACAGGAACTAAGTCATTGCATGGTATACTTGGCTATAGTAATAATGGTCAAATTACAGTTACACAATCTGCTCCATTAAAATTTACTTTGTTAGGATTAGAATATAAAGTGTCAGTACATCAAGGAACATAACTATGAGTTGGACCGTAGCATTAACAGTAGCAAGTTCTGCCTTAGGGGCATATCAATCATATACTCAAGCTAGAGATCAAAAAGCTATGTATAAGTTACAAGCAGAGCAAACAAGAGCTGAGAGTGAAAGAAAAGCCTTGCAATACGAAGAGCGCGCTAATGAAACATTAAGAACATTAAATGAAAAAATTTCAGCTAACCTTACTAGAGGATATGCTGGTGGTGTAGTTGCATTTGAAGGATCTACTGCTTTAGTAAATACTATTAGCAGAACTAATGCAGGTAGAGATTTTATGAGAGATATTAAAAATGCAGAAAATGCTTTGTTAGCTGGAGGAACTCAAGCACAAATTTATGGTAATGCTGGTGATACTGCGTACCGTAGTGGCTTATTAAGTGCAGGCTCAAAGTTAGCAGAAGCTGGGTACAGATATAAAATGATTGGTTCTGCTCGAGAAAAAGTAGCAACAAGACCTAGTTCATATTTTGATATTGGCGGAGATACTTCCGCTATCGGATAGGTAATTATATATGGCACAAGACCCTAGATATAGAAGAAGAGGTATTACATTAGATCAGCAGTCTCCTTTAGATTTTGCTGCGTCAAGAGAAAGTATAAGAGCAGCACAAGCTCTTGAGGTTAGGTTAGATAAAATCTCTGACATAGCATTTGAAAAACTTGCAACTAAAGCAGAAAAAGAGGGTAAGTTGTATGGAGTACAAAATAAAGTTACCTTAGAACAGCTGCAGGATGCTATAGATACTGGGTTAGATGTAAATCAATTGTTTGAAGAAGGTGATACGGTTTTTAGTGCGTCAGCAAGAGCATCTCAAGGTGCTTTATTAGAACAAGATTTATTAAATGATATTCAGATTAAATTTTACAACATTAACGAAAGAATTAAAACAGATGAAAACATTAACCTAGATCAACTAATTGTTGATATTAATTCTAACATACAAGGTTATGCAAATGTTATAAGTAAAATAGATCCTGACAGGGCCATTAAGTTTCAAGCTGCTGCATCAACTATTGGCACACAAACTATCAACAAAGCTAGTACTTTAATAGCAGAAAAAACTAAAGCTGATAATGAAGTAAAATCAGTTGCTACTTTAGAATTTGTTAACCAATACATCGGCAATCTCATGACTACCGTTACAGATCCGGCATCTTTTGCTCTTTTGGTGTCAGAAAGAAGATCTAATGCTTATGCTATGTTTAGAAGAAATCCTAGTACTTATGCAGCAAATGTAACCAAGTTTGAAAAAAATGTACAAGATGCAATCAAATCTGAAATTGCAAATAATTTAATATCAACAAAAAACATTACGGCGTTTTATACTGGAGACTATGATCAATTTAATGACATACTAGAAGCGCAAGGTCTTGCAACCACTGAAGATAAAGATGAAATTATAAAACTTGCTAGAGAGCGATTAGAAGAATTAGCCAATGTAAGAAAAACTGCAAAAGAAGCAGAGTTGCAAATTAAAGATGATTTATTTATAGAAAATTACGAGAAA